AGATGATCGTCAGCGGACAAGGGGAACAGCCCTGAAACCCAGGACTGCTCCTTGCTCCTTGCCTGCATCAGTAGGCACTTAAGGAGAGCTCCATAACCATCCAAGTGATCGGACGGCGACTTCGCCTCTACACGGACACCTCTCACGAGGCCCATGTTGTTGGCATTAAACCGTTCAGCCCTATAGGGCAGAAAGGAGTAACGTCCCTTAAGCGGTGATGTGGGCTCAACAATTGGAAAGTGACCGTAGGTTATACGGTTTATCCTCTTGTCAAGCTCTGCTGCTGTCTTCCATAGACCACGCAAGTAGAGGTGGTTTCTGAATTCTATCAGCGATATCACTTCTTGACCGTCATTCAGTGTTGATGGGAAAACGCGACGAAAGCGGACTGGTGTTACATCCACTCCCGCGTAGTAGTCCCCACCACAAGACTCTCGGAACTTCCCGTTCCAAAAAGACTTGCCGTAATTCACCTTTAAGCCAAAAGACTCTAGGGTGTCGGCCACTGATTCAGCGTAGTCAACAGGGACAATGATATCATCCCCATAAACACGCACCTTACCACGAAAGGACAACACGTCCTCTCGCGTTAGTTGGCGCTTTAGCCTCTGCTGGATGGCGACAAATATAATGGTTGTGAAAACCATTGCCTCCACCGGAAAGCAAAGAGCGGAACCCATAGACGCGAACTTGGACAATGAAATAGTTCCATGCCCAGGCACATCGGCCTTCGTCGACCTCGTAGCCTGCATAATCTCCCGAAGGAGACGATTTAGGTGGAAGAGTTCGACTACATGCCGATTCAAGACACGATCGGATGCCTCACTCATATCGAGTGTAGCATGCTCGCCAGAAAGCGATCCTTCGCGAGCCATTACCCTGTTTGGGTCCTGGTCCGTGAAGCCGACAAACCCGAAAGCGAGGTTCCTCGACGGCATATTGCCAACGATTCGCTCACTCTCAAGCACCTCAACCAACGGATCGAGAACGGCCTGTTGCGCATATTGCACACAGGTTGGCTCGATCGCAATGATCCGAGGCTTCTTGAGCGTTTTAGGGACGGAGACAACCCTTACGGGACGCTCGTCCTCGAGTTCCAAGACATGAACATGCTCGAATTGAGCGGGCGTTCTGCCGTATGGCACAAGGAATTCTTGCCATGGCAGTACGCTATCGAGCCTTTTGGTCCACTCAAACTGTTCGTATTTACGGTTTCCCGTGAGACGATCAGCCGTGGACCCTGGCCCATGCTTTGGGACCAACTCACCATCGAACGCCTTCTGGGCGACGACGGCAAATGAGTCGGACCAAAGAAGAGTGGATATTCTCCGAAAAACGTCCCATTGGGACTCGGAGATACTACTTTCCACTCTTTCCATGTCTTCTTCTAACTCAACATACTCGCGCATAGCGCCCCGAACCCTTGCATCACTGCAGGGAAGGAGGATCTTACCGAACAACATAGTTAACTGTCGCACGGCGTAGATGGAATCTATGCACGGCACATCAAGCAAAGCACCACTAACAGGATCGAACACTCGACTAGTGAAACCCCAAAGAAACTTGGGGAGACACCCGCTACCCGCTGCAAAAGCAGCGAACGACGGAGAGTCCCACTTGCCGTCGCGAAGGCCTTTTTCGAAGCCTTTTGCGAAAGCAGGGAGAGTAATGGCCAGAAAGGCCACGCCCTCGTGTTCGGTCCGACTCGCGATTGTTTTTGAATCGCGAGTGGCGCTAACGCTACACCAGCCTGCAAGCTCATCCGCAAGCTGTGTCCAGAGAGTAACTAAACTTTTCATCGGTCCACCTCATAGTGGTATCGATTTTAGCCCACGTTACGCTCATCAGTTCCTGCCTACGCGGTGGGGGGTTTGAAGTCCCCACCACGTAAACAGTCTCACCCAGGAGAAAGCCGGCTATTAAAGCGGCCAACATCCTCCAGGGCGTCAGTTCTCACCACCCAGAAGCTGGGTGACTCGGGCTCCAGATGAAGCAGCAAGGTACGCCACAAGGGCGTCCACAACCTGCTTGGCCTCTGCTACGGTATAACCCGTGGCAGGGACGTCCACGACGAGATACGCCGACATGGAAAGTCGGACGTTCGTCGAGGCAACAAGCGGGTCGGCTGCGATCTTGGAGTGATCAAGGCGCAAGAGACGGCGGTTGCGGGCCCCATAAGTATGGGAAACCGACAACTTGACCGTGGTGTCGTCCTTTTGGAAAACACCCGCATTCGTCCCAGAAGAAATCCTGGGAAGCGACTGCGCGACGGCGTTGATCGTAACTGACTGAGGATCGGCAAATGCCATGGGATAAAACTCTCTTTCCTTTGTGAAGGGGACGTCCCATAGATATGGAACGACATGGTTGGAAGCAGGGGTTCAAAGCCCTGCCACTAAATCCAAGCGGCACCGGTAATGCCCACAATCTAGTGGGACAAGCCGAGAGCAACCAGGATGGCGGTCTGACGAGGCGAAAGCGTCGTCAGATTGAAGCCAAATCCATAAGGTGTAGCTTGAACTCGTCGCATAGCACGGTTCACGATCTTCCGGCTTGCCGGAGTACCGATCGGCGTACCAAACGAGAGATAGCTAGCTGTACGGTTTAGCACTTGCTTACGCTCGTGCATTACATATCCGTACTGCATCACCAGTCCGTCGTGGCCAAGAGCACTGATGTTATGCAAAACATCACCAGTGTTTGTAAACCAATCGACGGCCCACGACCAAGGTGCAAGGTTCCAGAGAACTTCAGGCGTAAGCCTTACACCCAATATGCGATCAGCATACTGGGCGTACTCTTCGAACTTGTTCAGCTGAGCGTCGGATGTGGGTATGTGGTACCGGAAGGCACCCTTAAACCACAGTTTCTCCGAAACTTCTTCTGATTGCACCCCGTCAACAAAGGCACCTAGAGGCGAACCTAAAAAGGCTCCTCTATAGACGGCACCTTTGGTGACATCGGAGTTAACATATCCCCTGCGGATCTTCCTGTCGCTGTCGCGACGATATTGATGGAGGATCTTGTGAGAGTCCTTGACCGCATTAGCGATTGAGACCACATCACTTACCAGTGGAAGCCAACCAAATTGGACGTTGAGGTATTCACCTCCGGCGTCCTTGGCGCGCTTAGTCCTGTCTTTCAACAAGGACATACCAATTGGCGCAGGAATCCCATCACCCATGAACTCTCCTAGTGCTACGGAGAGCTGGGCGGCGGGATTTGTGGGCTCACAGCGGGCGACGGCGGTAGTACCAGCCGCGTTCAACTGCGAGTTACTCTTAGCTGCCGGATAGCCGATGTAGGCATAGGCAGTAGGTTCTCCCACAGTCCACTCACCATTAAAGATGAAGTTGGACTGTTTTGGGACCACACCGAAAGTCGGTGTGTCTCGGACTTCAAAGAAGTCCCAAGGACCGCCATCATCCACCTGTGTGTTAAGGGGATAATGGTTCAGAGAGATGTTCGACCAACTACTGTAGTAGTTGGCCGTCATCGGAACCCACGGATCAGTGGTGCCGGGACGGGTTTCGTAATGGGCTTGCCCAGAAACGAAAGAACCCCCGCTCATAGACACCACACTCCTAGTTTGGATTTCAACAAAGTGGTTATGGATACCACGCTTAATAGCGCAGCGCCGAG